GAGAGACCTCGCATGAGTACCATTCTTGTAAACACGCTGACAGGTACTAGCACTGCTGGCTCTATTGCAGTCACGGGTGAAGGCAACTCGACGACCACAAACTTGCAGCAGGGGCTGGCTAAAGGCTGGTTTCATTACGATGGCTCTGGCACAACTTTTGCCGACAGCTTCAATGGCAGTTCCGCTACAGACAGAGGAACTGGCAGTTACGATATGAATTACACTAACAATATGAGTAGTGATAACTATTCATTTTATGGGGCGTGTATGGCAGGTGGTAACAGGCACTTTGGAGGTTCTGGTGACGGGACTCCCGGCATAAACACCAGCAATTCCAACATACAGATTTATGATGGGTCTTCACTTGGTGACACCACCCATGTTCAAAGCGCAATGCACGGAGACCTCGCATAATGACTAGTTTCGGTACACTCAAAGCAGATACCTTGACGCACTCGACTGCGGGTTCGCTGGCTACGAATTTTGTTGTTGAGGGTAGTGCAAAGATGTGGATTAACCTTGACGGTGATGCTGGAACACCGGCGGCTTTGGACTCACTGAATGAAAGCAGCGTGACTGACGGTGGTTCAGGCATCTATACTTATAATTTTACATCAAACATGAATAACATCAATTACTGCTTTCAAGGCACAGCCGCACAGATACCTAGCAGCACATCTTCTGGATTGCACCATGAGCCGCAGGACAACAATGCAAGCTATGCAACAGGTTCAGTAAAATGCGAAACGTATTACGTTGACAGCAGCACAAACCGCACTAACGCCGACTTGTCTAATAGCAACGGTACTGTATTTGGAGACCTCGCATGACAGTGACCCCAGAGTTTCAAGGCACACACCTATGGGACAGGCTCTGCTGGGCCAAAGAGAACCTTGAGGGTGTGCAGTCAGATTACCGTGTCGTGTACGAAGACAGCCTAGACGAGTGCGCCAAGATATTGGTGCCTGACCCTAATTGGATGGCGTGTGCATTGCAGGGCGGCATCCTGCCGCCGGTAGAAGTGTACTGGGAGTTGGCAAAGGACGAAGCTGAAGAGGGCTTTACAAAGCACACTCGTGGCTATCTGTTGCACAACACCAAGCCTGTCGATGCGATGACGGAAGAACAGGCGATTGAGTACCTGATTATGAAAGACGTACCGCAGTCCGTATGGCGGGTATGGAACGAGGGCAACAAACCAAAGATGGTGATCTGCCGCAAAGAACAGCTTCCCGGCACACGAGAGTGGCGCAATGCTTGGAAGATTACTGAAGAACTTAGCGTCACAGATTTAGCAGCCTAGAAGGAGAAACCTAATGGCAACAACATACATAGTAGATAAGGACGGGAATCAGATTGATGCCGCTTCGGCTACCGTTCCTTCTGACCGTCATTTCCGCAATGCATGGTCATTAAGTGGCAAAGTCATCTCTGAAGACATGGATGCAGCCAAAGTAATCTTCAAGGACAAAATCCGTGAAGTGCGTGCGCCGCTGCTTGAGGCAGAAGATGTAGTATACATGAAGGCACTTGAGGCTGACGATGCCGACGCAAAGGCAGCATCCGTAACCAAGAAGAAGGCACTGCGTGATGCACCCGCTGCATCTGCAATCACAGACGCAGACACAATTGCAAAGCTGAAGGCAGCTTGGGATACGTCTATACTTGGCGATAGCCCTTACGCATAGGGAGTAAGAGATGGCGCTGACCAATCTCACAAAAGGTACGGTTGTCGGGTCGGAGGGCGGCTCGGCAACCACTAACCTTGTTCAAGGTCTGGCAAAACAGTGGGTGAACTTTGATAGTACGGGAACATTAACTGCTAGAGACAGTTTAAATGTGGCTAGTTTCACTGATAACAGCACAGGAAATTATAATGTTAATTTTAGTTCAAACTACGGGAATAATGATTACGCTTTAACAAGCACATCTCGTGCTAATGACACTTTTGCATCCACGTTTGAAGGAGACAATACAACCTCATTTGCAAGAGTTTTCAACATTCAACACAGCGACAGAGCAAATGCTGATTCAGATACAGTTATGATTGTAACGCACGGAGACCTCGCATAATGCCATATATAGGTAAATCCCCCGCAGTAGGTTTCCGCAACCGCTTCGTATATCAGGCGACTGCGGGGCAGACCTCGTTTAGTGGCAGTGATGCCGACAGTAAGGTCTTGACGTATCAGGACAGCCTGTACATGGACGTGTACCAAAACGGTGTTCTCTTGAAGCCCGGTACGGACTACACAGCCACCACCGGCACGACGGTTGTCTTGGTCACAGGGGCATCTCTGAACGACGTGGTAGAGATGGTCATCTACGATACCTTCTCTGTGGCAAACTCGTATACCAAGACGGAAAGCGACACACGCTACCCGTTTAAGGGTAACAACTCGATTATCCGCTTGAACGGTCAGACCATCAGCGCAGACATCACGATTGACAGCGACGAGAACGGTGTGTCGGCTGGGCCGATTACGCAGAGTGCCACCGTCACTGTTAACGGGTATTGGAGCATCGTATGACCAGCGTATTGAATGTAGACACGATTGCGGATAAGGCGGGTACGGGGCCGGTAGCACTTACGAAGCAGAGTGCGGCGAAGGCGTTTATTAACTTTAATGGCACTAGCACTCCGGCTGCTCGTAAAAGTTTTAATACCAGTACAATCACGGACAACGGCACTGGTCAGTTTAGAATATCTATGACCAATGCTATGTCAGATGCAGATTTTGCGCTTATAGGTTCTTGTATTGGAGATGGTGCTACTTCTAATCGTACTGTGTCATTGATGGGTTCTAGAGGTTCAAATACTACAAGCATTATGGATGTGAACACAGTTCGTGCAGACACAGATGCACAGGTAGATTGGACTCATAATTCCGCAGTTGCATTGGGAGACCTCGCATAATGGCAAGCATACTCAAAGTCGATACAATCACAGGGGTAACCACGGCTGGCTCTATTGCGGTGACTGGCGAGGGCAACTCGACCACAACGAATTTGCAGCAGGGTCTGGCGAAGGCGTGGGTAAACTTTGTTGGTTCTTCGTCAGGTATTCCAATAGGTGACAGCTTTAATGTAAGTGGAAACACGGACAACGGGACAGGCGATTACACAATTACCTATTCTAATGCAATGGGCAATGGGAATTACTCCCTTACAGGTGTGGGTCAGGCCGGGGGTGGCAGTAGCGTGATGGCTTTGGCAGTAAACAGCACTGGCGGACTAACAACAGCATCAGCCAGAATATTCACCAAAACAGGCAGTCCTGCTGACAGTGATTTGGTTACGTCCACGATTTCGGGAGACCTCGCGTAATGGCTAGTGAACTTAGAGTAAACACCCTGAAGGATGCCAGCGGGAACAACAGCATTGCCACCAGCTTTGTTGCAGGGGGAAGTGCGAAAGCAAGATTTACAGTTAATCAGGCAAACAACACCACTGCGTTATCCTCACTTAATATTTCTAGTTTAGCTGATACTGCTACGGGCAGGACAACATATAATTTATCTAGCGCATTTTCATCTGCGAATGAGCATTGTGCTATAGGTATCGGAACAGACGCCTCTACTTTTTACGACTATACCATAGCATCTCATACAGCAAGCAGCGCACAATTCATTCAAGGGGCCTCTGCCCATGACATTGACTTTGCGTCAATTACAGCACACGGAGACCTCGCATGAGTAAGGCAGCAGAACTCGCCGCACTGATTGGTTCGCAGACGGCGTTGGAGAATAGAAACCTTGTCATCAACGGTGCGATGCAAGTTGCCCAACGTGCCACGGAAGTAACTGGCGTCACAACAGAAGGATATAAAGCTGTTGACCGTTGGCAAAATCAGACTGGTACTTTAGGCACATTTACAATGTCACAATCCACAACAGCCCCAGATGGGTTTGCGTTTTCACAGAAGTACGATTGCACAACTGCGGATGCCTCACCGGCATCAACTGATTTTCTAATTTTTCAACATCGTATTGAGGGCCAAAATTTACAGCATCTTCAATACGGAACTTCTGGAGCAAAAAGAATTACGCTTTCTTTTCATGTTCGTTCAAACAAAACCGGAACTTATATTGCAGAGTTAAGTCACGGAGATGCAAATTCAAAAAATCAACAGTCATATACCATTGACAGCGCAAATACTTGGGAAAAGAAAACTCTCACTTATGTAGGGCAGACATCTGATGCCATTGATAATGACAATGGGATAGGTATGTTTATTCAGTTTTGGTTAGGTTCGGGTAGTGCTTTTAGCAGCGGAACTTTAACACAAAATACTT